GGAGTGTGGCACTGGGAGGGTAAGAAGATACCTTTGTTGGGCAACCACTTACCTGTACCTGAGAAGGTCCGACTAGATATGGACCCTGAACGCCAAGAGGTATTGGCTATAGTTGATGCCGCCGATTGGATGGAGGGTGGCGAGTGCGTGTGTGGTGTCAAAGCAGAAGGCATCATACTAGTCACAGAGTTTACAAAACTATTCCCTGCACATTGCTGTGAGCAAATGGTATGGATGACAGACGAGAGGGATTACAGTGAAATCTACGAAGCGTGAAGAGACACCGGAAGAACAGATAGAGATGTTGTTAAGTGGCCTAGCCATTGGTGCCCTATGGGAGCCAGCAGGCTACGGCTTGACATACATGAAGATAGGCGATAGAGAAATCGAATTGATGGTGCAACAGGACAGTGCTGAATCAGCACAAGCCCGTATCAGATTCGGTATACTCATGGCTAAGACTGGCTGGCAGGTTATGGAGGACAATGTACAAGTTGCCCCTAGTGAGAACTTGTCGCCGCAGCAACAGTACATGAAAGAACAGATGAAGCGACAGGAGATAGCACAGAGCACTTGGAAGTGTCAGACACCTGAGTGTGGTTGTTTGTTGTCAGCATTTGCTTTAGACAAAGCCGAGTGGATTTTCGTGGGCCAAGATAAGATTGTTGATGACGGAGGCCAAGAGCAAGATGTAGAGATATGGGCAGTCAATGTCGTCTGTCCTGTATGTGACACAACTATTGCAATGGAACCACTAGAGTATGCACTGATAGCAGGAGATGATTTGATGATGTCTTACCGTACACCTGCTGCTCAACTAGAGGCACTGGACAGACCCACCATCATCAAGATAATGGATTCGGGTAAGGGTAATACAGAGGTAATCATAACAGGTTCCTTCTGTCCATTCAGTGGTACATTGTTGCCACCGCATGTCAGAGGAGCCGTAGTTAGTTTCAAAGAATTGGAGAGTGAAGAGGAATGAATAGAGAAGAGTTAGATAAGAAAAAAGAACAAATGATGAAACACTATGAAAACACCTTAGTTGCAGATATTTTTGGTGAGTTTTCATTTATCGATCACCTATTAATGACAATTGATTTTCTTGAATACGAAATTAAAGATTATAGGGATAAAGAAATGCACAACAATTGGGTATTAGCAGGTGGAGTAAGTAAACCAAGAGGCGAATTAAGATGAAAATGAATAGAGAAGCATTAGAGGAAGAAGCGAAGTCAATACAGGAGCGAGCGAAGATAGTACAGGCTGGACTACAGACCATGAAGAACCTACAGAAGTGTTTGGTACATGGTCACCGATTCGACTTGCATGTAGAACAAGATGAGTTTCATGAGATACTTCAGATGGGAGTGAGGTGTAGTGTATGTGGAGCAGAGACAGAACTGTTTGAAAACATTGCACTAGAGATGCCTGACGATGAGATGAAAGTCGGTCGCTTGGCTGCTTTAGGATTAGACGAAATAGATGTAGAGGAGCCTGAAGAGGAAGAGGAAGAGGAACCTGAAAAGAAACCTACTCCTTATGAATACAACCCAATGGAAAGACAAACACAAGAAGATAACGGGCCGTACAGAGTAGACACTAGGCGGTTTATGTTCCCCGGTACACCTTACTTACCACAGGAGGAATAAATATGGATATAATTGAAAGAGCAAAGCAAGATTTGAAAATGATAGTAACCACTAGTTGGATTAACTGGTGTGTAGAAAATGGAATAGATTGGGACAAGAGTTACCCAGTTATCAGTGACTTTGGTACTAAGTTTACAGTACAAATGCCTGAGAACTTGATACCGGGTCCGTTTGCAACACCAGCAACAGCGGGTGAAGAGGAATGAGCAGAAACATACGAGCACAGTTTGTCGATCTAGCAGAGGAAGTATTAGCAGAGGCTGACGAAGCACTGTCCGTTGATGTTATCATTGACAAAGTTGCTGCTAAAGCACTGACCAAGAAACTGAAAAGTGGACGCAAGCCTAGTAACAGATACTTACAGGAGATTTCCAACCGCACTGTCAATCATTTGTTTAGAGTAGACAAGCGGTTTGCTAAGTTTGCTCAAGAAGAGTGGCGTGTCAACTTATGGACACTATCGGAGGAATGAATATGAGTAAAAAGTATATGGCTAAAAAAGGACGCAGAAGATTTGATAATAACGGATATGAAAGCCCCGTATGGAAAGCATATTGGGCTAAAATAGACGCAGAAGAAAAAGCAAAACAGGAGGAATGAATATGAGTTGGATTGAAGAATGGTTTCCACCCGAATGCACCAAGTGCATGAAGTTCGGGAAGGAATGCAAGTGTAAAGAAAAAAAGGAGGAATGAATATGGAAAAGGACATTGGTAAAGCATATCCACAATACATTGTATGGCGTAAACCTGCTACAAGCAAGCGCCACAAAGGTAAGATGGAAGCAGTGCTTACCAAGGTCTATCCACCAAGCGGTTCACAAGTGGACATCAGATTACGCAACATCAATACAGGTGGGTTTACTAGAGAAGGTGTACGCCTGTCCTTAGAAGACGCAGTGTCTTTGAGCAAAGCACTGTCGAGACTGGTCGAACACTTAGAGGAAGAGAGGGAGAGTGAAGAGGTTGTTACTGGCTGAAGCAGCAATGCTGTCACGCAGACTCAAGGAGTCCTATACAAGATGGAGGCGTGAAACCGAATCAAGATCGGATGCCTTCAAAATATCAATCAAAGCACTGAAAGACAGACTCAGCGAGCGGGCTGAAGTAATTGAAGATGTGATAGATATACTCTATCCAAAGTATTCTAAATACGAGCAGCAGTTTGTTTCAGTCCTTTGGGTCAGAGACAATGTGTGTACTGAGTTGGGTATATCACCTATACACTGGAACACAGTCATGACTGGTAAGCCAATCGTTCCTCTTCTAGCAACCGAGTCTTCTGAGATAGGAGGCGAGGGCTGGACAATCAAGCAGGCACTGATGGCAATGCATCGTATAGAGGACGAGGGCGTACTACCTATGTCCCAAAACATGAATGAGGATGAGGCGCTGCTGTTTTGGTCTAGGGCACTGGGCGAACAGGAGCCAATGCCAATCGATAGGTTCTTGCAAATGCTTTCGTATCTACCTGAGTCAAACGGCATAACCAATCTACAAAGCATTCGCCACCTACTGACTACCATGAGTCCTCAAGAGGTAGCAATCAAGATACTACACAAGGAAATGATTACACCCAACAACGAACTATTCCTACAGCCGGGTCAACCATTCGTAGCACCGATCTATCAAGCATGGTCTTCGATGGTAGCGCCACCTGCTGTATACGCTGATGTGATGAAGGGGTCGAGAAGATACTTACACATCACTGAGTTCCCAAAGGGGTCATTCAGGGGCACCATCTATTCAAGAGACAGACAGATTGTAGGCAAGATGCACACATTCGATCTGCCCTTCAAGGTGGAAGCAATTGTAGAGATAGAGATGTCGGGTGACAAGATTACCAAGATAACTGATGCCTACTCAATTGGAGAGGACTGGGGTGTTTACAAACTAAATAGGGCCGAGCGGATTTCTATGGCGAATAGTTTAGAACCAAGCGTACCAGTTGATGGTGGTAATCTGATAGAGAGCGGGTCGGACATCGGCTCTCTGTTGAACCAACTAGACGGTAGAGAGCGACTGCGTTTAGTTAAGTCCGGCCCAGTGGAGATGCGTGATAGCAACGGATGGGTTGTCATACAACAGGCGTTCCACATACACTTCTTAGTAAGTGCAATCCGTAAGGATAAGGAATTCGACACAATCCTACGCCTGTCTGTCTTAGATGGTTATGAGACATTTGAGGTAGGCGAAAGCAGAATCCCGACTGATGTAGCCCAACACATAAGAACAAGGCTGGGTCAACAGGGGGTGCTTGCGGGGAAATCTTGGATGCCTATAGACGAATATGGTTTGGTTGTAGTAGCCGAAGTAACCGGCTTTGATCTTGAGAAGATGAAAGCCACACACTTGAATATACTATATGCAGATGATACACTGGGTTACAGTGATACATCACAACTAACAGATTTGATAGAATTAGCGGAGTGAGAAAAATGAAGAGATATGAAATGAAAGGGAGTGAAGAATTAGAAAGACTCAAAGAACAGGTCAAGAAGTTGAAAGAGGAAACTGAATACTTGAAAAAGCAGAAAAAATGGGAGCATGAGGTGTTAATGTACATGGAGGATGAGGATTTCTCATATGATGGGTTCCTGTATTATGTGGATAATGCAGGTTGGTGTAATGAATGTGATTCCGTGTCAGTAACCGAACAGCATTTACAAGGGGGTAGAACCCTTGAAAACCCTAATGCTGATGGTGAATATGAATGCTATTATTGTTGGCAAAAAAATGAGGATGAGAAAGTATGAACATATTCGTATTAGATAAGAACCCTGAGACAGCAGCAATAATGCACTGCGACAAGCATGTGCCTAAGATGTGCGTAGAAGCAGCACAGATGATGGCTTCAGCCCTGCGTAGACATGGTGCTACCGATGAGCAGATGCCACTGACTAAGAGTGGCACACCCTACAAGGGAGGCTACGCTTACCACCCATGCACAGTATGGGCTGGTGATAGCGAAGCCAATTTCATTTGGCTTGCTCGTCATGCAATAGAATTGTGTGTCCAATACGAAAATCGCTTTGGCAAAGTTCATGCTTGTAGAGACCCAATACATTCGATGATTGGATTGATACCTTTGTTTACCGACAAATACCCAAGTCCTAAAGCAGCACTCACACCATTCGCACAGGCTATGCCTGACAAGTATCGTGATGATGATGTGGTCAAAGCATACCGAGCATACTACCATTCTAAGCAATTCGCCACATGGGACAAGGGAATACTTGCTCCTAGTTGGTGGCGAGGCGTAGAGGTGATTAGGTGAGTTGTTGCCCGTATTTTATACATGGAAATTGCCAAGCAGGTTGGAGTGACGCAAAGGTATCTATTGACGAAGCCGAAGATGGGTCATGGACTCTATGGGCTTGCGATGGTTGCGGAACTGAATGGAAAGAGGTGACGGCATGATAGTATGGAGAGAGAAATACAGACCAAACAAAATAGACGACCTAGCAGGTTGTAAGGAATTCAAAGAAGCGGCCAAGTCTTGGCTAGCCAAAGGTAGTCTACCAGCAAATATGCTGTATGTAGGTCCACCCGGTGTAGGCAAGACCAGTGCAGCGTATGCACTAGCCAAGGAGATGTACGGAGACTACTTCGATCCATCCAACTTCATTGTAACCAATGCAAGTGATGAGCGTGGTATCGATTTCGTCAGAGAACTAAAGCACATGGCTAAGCAGAAAGGCATAGGAGTCAGGAGGCGCATATTCGTATTGGATGAAGCAGACTCACTGACACCTGCGGCACAGAAGGCACTGAGGCAAGTGATGGAGGACAGTCACAGAACTGCGATATTCATATTGACAGCGAATGACATCTCTCCGATACACAAAGCAATCAGAGACAGATGCCTCACATTTAGATTCAAACCCCTCGCTGATGAGGAGGCAAGGAAGAAACTGTTGGAAATACATACGGCGGAGAACTTGCCTATTCCGTGGCGAGAACAGTATACTATGTTGAACCGCTTAACCAACGGTAGTTTGAGACAAAGTATAGACATTTTAGAGGGTACACCTAAGACAGATGAAGGCCTGTCTCAGAAACTCAGACGCAGTACTGAGAGCCTGAACAAGGCAGCACTCAGTTTCGTTGGAGGAGACTACCAGCGACTAGCGGAGAACATGAAAACCAACCTCAGAGAGGGCAACAGTCGTGTCGCAACACTAATAGGGTTGAGACACCGAGGGCGGTCTCTACTGGAGGGTGGTCAGGACGATTGGTACGCATTTATGTTAACATATGGAGAGTTTATCCTGTTAGCAAACTTGTGGCCCGATGATGACGATTCCTTTGTAGACTACTTTGTAGCGAAATTAAGGAAAAACAAGGAGGAAAAAATATGAACGACGAGAGACAATTACCGGAGGGCGTACTAGAACGCCTACAAGGATATGCAGAAAGAGCACAGAAAAAGATAGGAGAGGCAGCAAACGAGTATTTTGCTTGGATAGAGCAAGAGTTTGCAGTGTCTGACTGGAAAGACGAAGACGATGATTTGCTGGTCGAGTGGGCAGAAATGTTTACACTTGAAACACGCAATCTTGGTAGCACTGGCGGCGGTGGCCGTGAAACAGTTACCTTCGTTGGTCAGTTTGTAGGCATTGATGACAAAATCAATGACTATAGAGAAAACGCTAGAGAGAAGGCAATTGCGTCTTACCGTAACAACTCCGGCCAAGCCATCGATAATGGCGTGGTTGGTATAGTTAAGGCGAAAGACGGAGTATGGCATGTCAACGGCGAGCCTACCAAAGAACGCATCGATGGAGACAAACTACCTTGGTTTGGACTACAAGTCGATGGCGATCTCATCTGTCTAATGAATGACAAGGGTACACCTATGGCACCTGAAAGCAGAGTCCGTAACCTGTACTTGCTTGGTAACGATAAGGAGAACTTCAACAGAGCAATTAGCATTTGGCGTGTTTCCCTTACAGGTAACAACATGTCTGAAGAATACGAATTCGGCAGACCAGTAACCTGTCAAGTAATCAGGTCTAACAAGGAAGGCGCTGATACAGTTTACACTAACAGGGACTTCAGCAAGACTATGGTATACACTGACTCTTTCGTAGAGGAAGATGATAGAGTACTACTTAGGCCTGAAAAGTATCTAGTTAGCACAGGTATGCACGAATCATATGTCGAAATAGACGAATTGACTGAGGCATACGAAGAGCGCAAGTTACAGAGCAGTAGCGGTAACTACTATGGTCCTACTATCATCACTAAGGGATATGTCAGTAGACTCAACCTAGAGCCTATGGACAATCAATACGACCAAACAGGTCGTGCATTTAGATTGAGCGTAACCAGCCCTAGCCTACAGCGTAAGTTCGGCAGGGACTCAGCAATGTCTGAAGTAACTGTATGGGTACCGGGCCGCATCTACGATGACAGTCATCCGTTTGAGTTTAAGGACAATTACGGCGAATGGCAACCATATGCAGAAAAGACACCAGTAATCATATTTGGTCGCATTCGTATGAGTGTATACAATGACCAAACCACCCCTAACCTAACAGCATTCGGTATCTATGTACCACCTCGTACAGCGAGACCGGGTGCTAAGGGTGGAGACACTAGCATAGACCAATTCAAGAACAACGGAGATGAATACTGATGGCAGGATTTGGAGCAATGAAGAAGAAGGATGAAGAGAGAGCAGAAGCGATCTTCCAAGCGGAGGCAGCAGAAGTAGACAAGCAGGTTGTAGAGGCGAAAGCCCCTGCACCTGCTCCTGTTTCTAAGAGCAACTTCCCTAACTTGGAAGCAGAGTTCAAAGAACAGACTAACCCTAACAGGATAAGACCTAGCAAGGTATTCTGTGGAGTTGTCGGACACGAAGGTACTGGTAAGTCCGGTATCGTGATTGACGGACACATGCACAAATACCCTGAAGGTATGCTGTGGGCAATGGATTTCGATAACGGAGCAATGGCCTGTAAAGAAGCACACTATCCGGGTTCTGATGAGAGAGTAAGAGTATGGTCTCCTTGGGTTATGCAATCCAATGATAGAACATCTTACGATTATCCTGAAACACACAATCGTGTAATGGACTTACTGCGCTATGCTGTAGAGTACGCACAGAAGCAATCTAAGGCAGGCTTTGGGGGCAAGAAACTCAACACCTTCTTAGTTACATCTGTAGACCAATTCGATCAAGTCTGTATGAACAACATGAAGATTTACGACTTAGAGGATAACAATGTAAAGGATGCAATTGGTGCTGCCAAGGTTGAAGTCAACCAAGGTATCGGTTGGAACTGGAACATCAGGTCAACTAGGTTCAAGCAGATGACAGCATTGTGTCAGAAACTAAACGCTCTAGGCGTGGATGTGTACTGGGAAACCCACCTCAAAGAGGACAAGGATGGCAAAGTCGGATTCGACGGCTGGAAGTTCGCATGGGAGAAGAGTGCAAACAACGACCTGTTCCAAATCATTTGGTGTCACGCCCGTAAGGTTCGTGGCGATGATGGTAAGGAAACAGGCGAGATTAGACACACAGCAGAGTTCTTCAAAGAGAAAACCAATTCTGACCTAAAGGGTCAGGAGAGGCTGTACTTCGTCACCAAGAAGGGCGAGCCTGCTCAATGGCACGGCTTGTCTGAACTGCGTGAAGGGGTTCTCTGAGTAAAGTGATTCACTAGGGGTTAATCCAGTAATAAGTGGCAAACTTTCAAAACTCGGAGATAGTGTCTTCTCTTGTACATGAACCGCTTTCCCCACCCGTGAGGTGATAATATGACAAGTTTCAAAGTAAGTAACAAAGATCTAGCCCAGTTCATTACAGGGTTTGGCAAAGAATTGCCTGACATTGTATTCAGGGTCAAAGATGAATATGTAGAATCGGCAGTGGGTAAAGACACCCACTACCTTAGACGACGACTGGCTGTTAGAGAAGCAGAGGCTGGCAACATTGCAGTAAGCGATGTATCTAGGCTACTTGCATTCTTGAAGGCCACAAAGACCGGAGAGGTCAGCATCAATCAGATGGGTAAGACATCAGTGTTGCATGTAGCCTGTGGCAAATCCACACTACAGTTGCCGACATCATCCTACCTGACTACTCAGAAGCAATTGCCTCTGATAGAAAGATTGGTTGGTGAAGGTGAAACTAACATGTGGCGGAGTTGGGCCAATTTTGACCTAGACTGTCATGGTATAGTAAACGGAGAAGACTTCGCCCCTGCGGCACAGTTTGACAAAGTAATTGGTGGCAAGTTTTCCTGTAAGTCAGCATTTGACCCATCAGGTGAGTATGTAGTCAGTGCGGGTTCAAAGGCCAAGGGCAAGATGTTTGTCCGTGTACCTATCACCAACTGTGAATCTAATAACGATACAGTGAACTCAGCATTTGCTTACTGGTTACCATCGCTACTGGCTAACCTACCACCGGGACCACTCAATCTCCACACAGGGGATGAAACAGTCCTTGTGATAGAGCAGGGTGACACTGGTTTCCTACTAGTCGTGATGGATCAAGAGTACGAGGAGGACTGAGTATGTTCTATCAGTGTAACTGTGGTAAAGACATACCTTATCACAAAGGTAACAAAAAGAAGCCACTTTGTCCACATTGTCATTGCTACCAAGGCGAAGGCGGTTGTAACGACTGCGAATGTTTGGGGGAAGAGGAGTGATTATCAACACCTACCGACCCGACCCTGAAGGACACGACCACATATACAAGAGATGGCGTGACTCTGAAGGAAACCTGATAGAAGAGCGAATCAGTGATTTTAAGCCGTACTTTTGGATTTTAAACAAAACGCCTGAGAGAATTGTACAGCGTGTTCTGTCACGATACCCCGGTAGTTCGATTGATAAAGAGGACACTGCGATTGCTCTAAAGACAGAGGACACACTGGTTAAGGTATATGCCTACAGACAAGCAGATGTCAGACAGATGCAAAAGGAGTTTGGTAGGACTTGGGAAGCAGACATGAGTCTAACCGACAGGTACCTCATAGATGAAATCAGAGAGATGCCTGAGTGGAAACCCCGTGTATGGCACTTCGATTTGGAATGGGATCCCCATGACAACTTCACAACTGTTATGTCTGTAGTGGACAACTACAACAATAGGAATGTCACATTTTGCTGGAGCGAAGAAACAGCAGAAATAGAAGAGAAAGGGTTCGTAAGAAAAGAGGAACGCCATGTAAAGCATGAAGGTGCCGACTTTGTTTACGAGCGTTTATTCTACACTGATGAAAAGTCAATGCACAGTGCCTTCTTAGATTATTTAGAAGAGTGCAACCCCGATATACTCATAGCCCACGCTATCATGTGGGCAGATTTACCTCACCTAGTCAGTAGACTGGATGAGTTCAGACGACTCAGCCCTCTTGGCCGTGTACTGAAACCACCTAAAGGAGAGCGTGGTTACAAGTACACTGCTCAGCCAATCATAGGCAGATTGTGCTTCGACACAGCAGCGCCCTACGACAGTGGTACAGGCTTTGAGCGTGTATGGAAGGATAGCGGTAAACCGCAATTAGCCAGTCGAAAACTAGACCACATTACAGGCCCCGATGTATTGAATTACGGCGGCAAATTTGACATGGATGTATTTACAGGATGGAGAGAGAGATTTGATGACTATTGTGATTATTGTATGCAAGATACTTTACTACTCAAAAGAATGGATGAAGAAAATCATGTCCTAAATTTCTTCTTATCATTACAGCGTATATGTGGTGTGACATTCACTTCATGTCACAATGTAACTAGATTCGCCCGTGGCCTGCTCAGCAGACGCACACACTGGAAGGCACCTACAAGGCCTGATGTAGAGAAACAGGACTACGAGGGTGCATACATTCCTCCGCCCAAACCGGGCAGGTACGAGGGTGTAGCGTGTGTAGATTACAAGGGACTGTACCCTTCACTCATTTTATCACATTCACTATCATGGGAAACCCAAGTAGATCGAAGTAGAGCCGGTGAAGACGGTGTACACAAGTTACCTGACGGCTCTTGTTGGGACCAATCCAAGAAGGGGCTACTTCCTCAAATTGTAGAGGAAATGTTTGAGTTGCGTGATGAATACAAAGGTAAGATGAAAGCGGCAGATAGCCCTACAGAGAGGGCTGGCTGGAATACAATGCAACTTGCTACCAAGCGAGTGATGGCGAGCCTATACGGTATGGTCGCCAGTGCTCATTGGGGCTGGTGTGACTTCGACATAGCCAACGCTATCACAGCCTGTGGTAGAGAGGCAATCAAATTCCTAATGGAAGAATCAGAGGCTCAGGGCTACGAGGCTCTGTATGGTCACACTGATTCAGCATTCGTGAGTGTACCATTCGATGAGGCACCGGCATTAGCCAAGCATCTGACAGACAAGGTACAAGTTGATCTCAACGCAAGTCACCTATTCGTGGAGTTTGAGGCATATATGCCATACTGGTTAGTAGCGGGGAAAAATCTCTACTACGGTATATGCTCTTGGCCCCCTGAAGATGAGGGTAAGCCTAAGTCGGCTCGATTCGGTAAGATTTCTACTCTCGCACCTATCTCTCGCAACTTAGAGAGAGATGTGCTAAACTTGGTATGCCAAGGTGCATCAGAAGCAGATGTAATAGACCATGTTAGGCCTATTGCACTCAAGATACAGAAGGCCAAGGTCGATTTGAAAGAGGTAACTGGAGTAACTAGAATATCTAAGAAATTGAAGGATTATGCCAAGCCTACCTTGGGTGCTAAGGCTGCTGTGTATTACAATAAACACATGGCAGAGCGATTCAGCCAGCCCAAGTTTGATGAAGGTGACAGTGTACCGTGGGTATATGTTGCCTCTTCTCCTGACTGGGCCGCACCTACAGATATAGTCTGTTACAAGGACATATCTGAGATGGAGGGCTTTACGCTCGATTGGGAGAAAATGGTTGACAGGTTAGTTAAGCGCAAGGTCAAGCCGATATTCCAAGCCCTTGAATGGGACTTAGAATCGGCTTCAGGTGCAGCACGACCAAAGAGGTATTGGTGATATTATGACAAGAGATTTTGAAGCATACAAGAAGTCCACATACAAGTGGGAACCGGGGCACGAATTACATCTACGAATCACTAAATCTAGCCTGACTAGTGACTTCGATTACTGTCCACAGCAGTATCATTACAAGCGTAGAGAGGGACGCAAGACTCCTCAAACAGACGCTATGGTTAAGGGTATCAATGTACACAATGCTATGGAAGAGTTCTATGTATATGTTAGACCCAACATCAACAAAGTACTGAAACTACTCAATGAAAAGAAGAGAGATGAAGCACTCGATTTGTTTATCAAAAGTGTACCTGAGCCTGAAGAGCCTTGGGAACTAGGAGAAGGCCCAGTTATAGTAAAAAGGCTGAATTGGGAGTTGGATCGACTAGAGGCTACACAGGGTGAAAACTTCTTACCAGTCATTAACGAAGATGAGATACATGTATTCACTGAGCGTGAGTTTGTACATAATGGGGAAACTCACATTGTACCTATTCACTTTGCTGGTATGATAGACCGTGGATTTGAAAACGATGATGGCACTATTAGCCTGATGGAGTTAAAGACAGGTAAATGGAAGCAGAAGTGGGACAAGAAAAAGAATGATTGGGCCGATGATAGATACAAGGTACAGGGCATGCGCAAAGAAATGGCATACTACGCTGACTTACTCAAGATGGCAGACCACCCACTACAGAATGTAACTCATTGGGGCTGGTTCTATCCTGACGGCTCCTGTGGCGATGATATGGAAGGTGTCAGGTTCATAGATAGTTGGAAGCACGAGAAGGTAGTTAAGTCCTATTCTAAGTCCTTAGATAAGGACATCAATAATCTGTTAGAGGCCTACTTTACAGACAACTTTCCACCAAAACCACACCAAGGTAAATGTGCTTGGTGCAGTTTTACTGAAGATTGCCCCGCATGGAAACCCGGCGGTGAGCATCACTGGCCGAGGTGGTAAAATGCACATGACTTTTGATTTTCCAAGAGAAGTATTAGAACTAAGCACAGAGAAGGGCAAAGGCTTCAGAAAACTAGTATCAGACACTGTTCAGTTTGAAAGGTACTGGGCTGGTAAAAACGGCGTATCTAATGCCTATATGACAGTCTATGGTTACCGTGCTACCGAAGCACCCAATCACAGGAGAGTCAACCTACAAACACCTATCATCAGGCACTTTGTACTCGATTTCGATCCCAAGGACTTTACTAATCCTAAGCGACCTGATGTACCACTTGAAGTACCTCTGAATCAGACACTGAAGTTACACCAAGAGTTACTAAAGAATGACATAGAGCATGGTGTGTGGTTTAGTGGGGGTGGCTTCCACATATGGATAGCACTATCGGAGATATACACACCTGCCAGCGGCTCACATCTGTCGGCAATCAGAGAAGCAGGTATGAAACGAGTCAATGACTGGATAAAAGATTTAGATTTGTTTTGTTCAGACCCCGCTGTACCATTTGATACAAGTGGACTCATTCGCATTCCTAATTCCTACAATGCCAAGCGTGGATATTGGAGTATTCCTCTGAAAACAGAGGATTTACAAAATGGAGTAGACCATATTTTAGAACAGGCCCTTGATGCAACAAGCGGTGTCATTTCTTATGGTTCCAAAGGTGTAAAACTCAAAGTGAAGAAGCCGGGGGAAAAGAAGGGGGTGTTCCAAAAGAATACTGCTCCTCTCGATCTACCGACTCTCAAAATGGATGGAGTAATCATACTCCCCTGTCTAAACCAAGCCGCCTGTCAAGTGGGCGGGAACCCTAGTCACGATGCAAGGGTACAGTTAGTAAAGTATCTAGCAAAGCGTTTGCGGCACTTCTTACCACTTGACAAGTTCTCACCCGATGTACTACAAGGTCATACAGAGAAGATTGTTTCGTTTATCAAGAGTCTTCAGTGGGCTGACTTTGACGAAGGGGTAACTAGATACCAAGTACGGACTATTGTGGGTAAAGACTATCCTCAAACCTGTAAGATGCTATGGTCTAAGGGTCTATGCATGGGTAAGTGTCGATACTGGGACAAAACGGGGGCTGTAGAATGAAGAAGAAAACACTGTATATGTCTCGTATAATTAGAGTATTTGAAGCAGAGAAGGGTGCACTCAGTACTAACGAAATATACGATATGTTACTTTCACAAAGGTCACATAATGGTAGACCCTATAGTAAAAGCCCCGGAAAAATGACATTGACACAGATTTTGAGCAAGTGTCCTGAATTCAAAAAAGTAGGACATCGTAGCAGAACAAAGAATGGTAACCGTGAAAGGATCGGTGTGTGGAAATTAGCAGAAGAGGGAAGTCCATGAAGCAACACACATTTCATGGTGCAGAATGCAGCATATGTAAAAGAAGCATCAAGACCAATAATAAGTCTAAAAGAAGCATATGTTTCAGGTGTAACAACAAGGCACCGCCTGACAAATATAGGTGCAAAGGAATGAATTCTAAAGGAAATCGCTGCGGACAATGGGCCAAGGTAGATAAGGAGCATTGTGCCCATCATGATTCCAAGGGGGAGTAGACTCATGTGGAAGGTAATACAATTTGTCGAAGCGTTGCTTCTGATAGTGGTATTGGTACCCATTCTATTGATTTTATATCCTTTACACATAGTTAATGAGAAGGTGTTTGGATGACTAAGGTACCATTAATTATTGACTCTAATGAAAGAGGGCCGCTGAAAGATGCCATCGTTAGGGCAGCAGAAAGACAGGGCATTCCTATCAAACAAGAGTTCCTACAGGGCATGGGGGATTACAAAGCAGGGGATGGGCACATAGAGTGCAAAAGTATCTCTGATTTGTTTCAATCTACCTATTCAGGGCACCTGATGAGACAAATGGAAAACCTAGACGCTAATTGTCAGCGAGTTTTCTTAGTGATACATGGAGATCTAGCGAAGTATGTCAAAATATCAAATAACCAAGGTAGAAAAACCACCTATTCCAAGGCCCTCAACACATTAACCGGAGTCATTGCTCGCATTATGGCTGACTTCGATTGTCATGTTTGGCGGGCTAACAATTACAGTGAGGCGGCTATGTTCGTCACCAAATTACATTCCAAACTACATACCTCTGCATCAAGTCATGGTGCAAAGGCAATCACTAGAGTCAGCACCAATGATATTAGGGCTGATATGTTACTTTCTATACCCGGATTCGGGCAAGACCTAGTAGAAAAATTACTAGATAAATGTGGCTCTATTGAAGAGATGTTACATGTCGAATCCATTAAACAGGTGAGAGGAATGGGTTCAGTTCTGCGCCAGCGATTAGTTGAGGTTTTAACTAGCGAAGAACCAGTAAAGGTAGAGAGAAAATACAGTAAACGGAGAGGAAAGATATGATTGAGCACAGCGTAGAGCACTATGAATGCATGCAGAAATACCCTATTTTGAGAGGATATTTAGAACACTTTAGAGAAGTATCAAAAGACAACGAAATACCCGGCCTACTATCATTTTTCTTTATTCTAGGGCAGACTGCTCTACCATTTGTAAGAGTACCAATTGGTGCCTCTAACATCGATCCAAGGGTGAGTGTGTTTTGGATTCAAGACACTAGGACTGGTAAATCAGTGGCGTTTGAAATCATACAGCGTGTAATGACATCTGCTGGCTTAGATTGCGTTGATTATACAACTGGTACTGACTCCGCTATGGTCGGCTCTTGGAGTCGGGACGAAGATGGCACATTGCACCAAACACCGGGGGTGTTAGCGGGAGCAAAGGGGATGAACTTCGATGAAGGTTCCATTATCCTAAAACCCACCCAGCACTCAGAACAAACTGTTTTGTTTTTACAATCGGCATTGAATTCTGCTGGAACTGGTAGAAACATATTGACCAAGCACATGAAAGATGGTACAATTACCATCGAGTCTTTAGTGTCACTTTGGATTACAACATTCCCTCCACAGGGTATCAAAGAGCATGTACTTGACAAGGGTATTTTCCAAAGAGTACTAGTTTATTGGAGGCACTGGACTCTTGAGATGAAAAGAAACATTGCTCACGAATTAGCAGACTCTGTACACAACCATGTTGACTTTGAAGTATCATACGACGAAGTAGTTGACTTCTTTAAAGACTTGAAGGACAACTTGCAAGCAAGGGTATGTGACTTAGCCGGAATTAGTGCAGATGAGTGGGGTAATTCTACTCGTGAGATGCAAGAAGGATGGACTAAGGCGGTAATGTACGATATGTTCACCTTAGATGCCACCTATCGATCTGCTCTACATCAGGCAATTGATGATTATTACGACTTAGTAGAAAACATGGACCCTAAGAAGCAGGGTGTATGTGCATCATTCATTATGGGTCTACAGAATTACACCAATGTATTAGCCCACCATATGGCTATGTTGGAAGGTACTTGGGTGGTCACTGGAGACCATGTAGATATGGCTAAAGAGATTCTATACGACCTGTATCACAATCTAATTGACTGGCTGGAATCAGAGGTCAAGGTAGGCATGGCTAATGCTACTAAGCGTAAGATGCAGGCTAGTTGGAAAGGCGCTTATTGGCGCTGCGAGCAATATGATTTCAATGACAACCGAGGGCCGGGATGGGTCAAGAAGGCTAAGGTTATGGAAATGTTCGGCAAGAGTGAGAATCTAAGCAGTAAACCGGGCATTAATAACAAATACAATGAATCGGGGAAAAGTCTGTTTGAGGAAACCCGTGATGGGAAAAGTAAGTATGTCAGATTGCTCAAAGAGCATAGAAGTAAGGGGGATTAAAATGGAAAAAAACTGTTCTCTTTGTCATGCTAAGTTTGAGTACAAAGATGAAGGTATAAGTGGGTACTTCGGTCTATTGAAAGTAGATTTCTGCGACTTCTGCCTTGCCTGTATGGGCGCTATGCATGAAAGCCTCAAGGTTTTACTAGGTGAAGAGGAATGAAAGGCAAGCACTTTGTCGTGTTCGCCTATGGTAGTGAATTTTCACATATGGTGAATGCCCCCGAAGTGGTAATTGTCACTAGTGATGATTACTTATCGGTATACACTAGTCACCGATCTTATATCAATTCAAAGCCAATTTCTTATTCAAAAATACAAGACGAAATGGCCTATATCGTAGATAATGGAGGTATATTGGTCCTAAAGAATACTCAGCCCTATGGCCTGAATACTTCTTGGACAGGTATAGACAAAGGTAGTCCTAGTGATATGGTTGACCATATTGAAAGGCATATCATGGATATAGATTTAGAGATAAAGCGTATTTCGGAACAGCAATTAAATCTAAACGATTTAGATTTGGAGTATTCCCTGCATACAGAAATGTATGCCCCTATTTGGCAGAAGGGCAGTGAACTGTCAATAATTAAGCACTGCATCGATGATGCGAATATCATACTCACCCTAGTACAGCGCTGTAGTAGCGCAGGTGATATAAGGGTGAGACTAAGAGACAAGGGAGTACCAAAGGAGTATGATGTAGAATGGTAAACAACGGAGATCAACAACAAACAGCACAGAGCCTAAACATTCGTGCTGCGAAAGCAATCGCAGACACGGTTAGAAGTACGCTAGGTCCAGCGGGAATGGACAAGATGATGGTCGATGGAGGTGGCAATGTCATTGTAACAAATGACGGCGCTACTATCCTTCAATCACTAGATGTATCACATCCGGGCGCTAAGATGATAATTGAAGCGGCTAACACTCAAGAGAGTATGTGTTACGATGGTACGACCAGCACAGTAGTATTAGCAGGGCAACTGCTGAGCAATACTGAATCACTATTTGAAAAGGGCCTACACCCTAATGTTATCTGTAAAGGTTACAGACAAGCAGCACAGTGGGCTACTGAACACATTCCAAGCCTAGCAGAATCTGCCAAGCCTCACTTGAGGCATGTAGCGCAGACATCGATTACAGGTAAGTCATTGGAATCCGCTATGGAACATGTCAGTGAACTATGTGTTAAGGCGGCAGAATTGGCAGGTGGCGATTTTGAGCGCATCCGTGTCCTGTGTCAGCCCGGTGGAGGCTTAGAAGATTCGACATGCTTCTCAGGTGTAGTATTACACAAGGAATTCATGTTACCTGCTATGCCTCTCACACCTGAAGGCAAGGTACTACTAATCAACACTGGACTCAGTAACAAAAAGAATGAGGACAATGTACAAGTGTCACTTGGATCTGCTGCTGAGTATCAACAATACCAGCAGACTACAACTAGGGATATTTGGGTCAAGAAAGCAGAGTCTATCATCGAGCGCCTACCTAATGGTGGTGCAGTATTGGTCAGAGACCATGTAAACGAGGTAGTTGCGGCTACTTTGGCTAAGGCCAATATCAGCGTAGTTCAGCGTTTACCTGAAAGTGATATATCTGCTCTAGGGTTACTACTAAACACCTCTGCGGCTCACACTGTTGAGGACTTAGGGGATGCAGTAGATGCAGACATCGAGTGTACTACTATCGGTGACATGAAGTATGTCGTCGTCAAGGGCACAGGTGAAGTCACTACTCTTATCCTAAGAGGTGCTACTAAGCAAACACTAGATGAGACCGAGCGTGGATTTGAAGATGCTCTCGGAGTCGTATGTGTAGCCTATAACACCCTCAAGGTCGTACCGGGCGGCGGTGCCGCATATCTCAACTCTGCTATCAATCTAAGAAGCAGGGCAGCAGAGATTGGTGGTCGTGCTCAGATGGCAATTGATGCCTTTGCAGATGCATTGGAATCGATACCTTCTACCATTGCAGAGAATGCAGGTCACGACCCACTAGACATCGTACTGGCGCTCAGGAATGAGCACTTGTCGGGTAACATCGATTATGGGCCTAACATCGAAGATGGAGGCACCTGCTCAATGAAGGATGCCAATGTATGGGAACCTCTCAGCCTAGTCAAGCAGGCGATTCAGTCTGCTAGCGAAGTCACTATCAGTATACTACGCATCGATGACATCATCGGTAAGCGTGGCGAGTGATTATTGCCTAGAAGCAGTAACTAATTCTCTAGCAAAGCGCCCGTAGGGAAACCTGCGGGCCTTGCTAGACTTAGATCGAGGCAGGGACTTATCACCCAACTTACACATATGCCCGCAAAGAGGACATTCCTGAATTGCCGTACCTTTGCCGGAAAAGTAAACGCCCTTTATTACAAGGGGTATGCTTTTCTCTTCGCAACTGACGCATTCTATCCTCAAAGCGGCGAGTAATTTCCCCATAGTATCAAGCCTGTAAGAATAGTAGGTGCCAATCGGTACCATCGTATGCGAATCTAGCATACTTACCATTGGCTATGTTGATAGCGGCAGCGCTAGAAGTTTTATCGTCACTTTTAGCAGTAAATACTGCATTGTAAGAGTTAGCAGTAGATATGTTCCTAATCTCAAGTACATAGCCGGGGGGAAAAGTCCCACTTGGGGTAAGTGTAGCATGTGCACTTCCCCCATTAGCATTGATTAACCATATGTTCGCTTGGTCGAAAGTGAAACTGGTATTAGCGGTTATTATCTTGACTTCATCAGGCCCTAACCTATGAGTGTGCATGGCCTTAGTGCCATTCAGTGTATTAGATGCTGCGTAAAAGAGCATGGCATTAGATTCAGTTGTATGGCTTTGCCAAATAGCACCAAATTCACTATTAGTCAAATCGCTACTTTCAGGAGAGCCATACATTGCCGCAAGATCGGTATGGTGAGTAATCTTGTTATTAGCATGACCTAAGTCAGTACCACCTGTACTCATAGTCCTAGTACCCTTAGACATGTGCTGAAGATACATAGGGCTGGTTCTGATGAATACCCTTCTATCATGCAATATAGGTGTAGCGCTCAAAGAAGCAGTTACATTTGCAGTACCTGCCGTCATTGTATAGCGCAATACACCTAGTACAATCGATTGATGATTCTTACGAGTATTGCCGATGGCTGGATCGGTCAAAAAGCCAGCAGGTATGAGTGGCGTACCTACACTAGGGGCCACTGGAGTACCTACTTCGTACCTTATTCTAGTAGTAGTTCCGCTATCAGAGCATATGTAGATTACAACAAATACATCGCTGGTGGCAGTAGGTACGGCTGGCAATTCGCCATTAAAATTAGCAGTACCAGTAGCACCAATTGTGATTTGTTGAGTAGCACCAATTCCTCCAGCAAACTTATACAATGCTCCATCAAGTACACACCACCCTCCATGAATAGTAACCACACCTGATGATGCTGTTTCAATATAACCGGGGGTTGCAGTAGAAATAGCATTCCTATTACTATCACCAACGGCGCTATCTAGTAATCTAATAATGCCGTTACCATGTATGCCTTCATATGGGTTAGTTAAACTCGGAGATGATAGCCCATCTCCATCTCTTAGCCCTTCAGCACTAGTGCTCATTCCGGCTGCGCTTGTATGTCCTGCTTTTGGATTCGTCATGAATTCACCTCAATAATTGCTGAGAAAACGATTTCGTTATCGTTAGTCTTAGTAATTGAGTCGTATGTGTACCTTGCTATGGCAGTAACATCTGTCGCATCGCTAGGGTTCTTGTATTGTATTACTACTTCTTTTAGTGTATTGTTGAATGAACTACTAAGTGGTATTTTGGCTTCAACGGATAGACTATGTTCGTCCAATACCCTCACGGTAGGTGTAACTACAATCGCCGGTTGAGCGGCCCCTGTATCATCCTGTGTTGCTAGTGTTCCACCAAAACCGAATACTACTTCGTTTATTCTCGCCTTTAGCGTGTCTATCATAAATCTATTTGCTTCGTTTAATAATGGCATATCAGCCCCTCCTTCTATTTGAGAATGTACCCTTATTCATCTTTATCTTTAGGTGGTCGTTTGCAGACTCAGGTAATGTATCGATAGAGATTAAAAACAACTCTTCGTTATTCTCAACCGCATAAGGTGATGCCTTAGTAATGACTACTGATGTAGTGCTTGCACTACTTAACTTACCTAATAGATTACCATTAGCCTTGTAAACAAATGCGTCTGCTTTACCTGCACTGATGATGCCTGATGTAAATATAGAGTTAGCATTAGTACCATCAGTTGTAAAGTTAGTAGTGCCTACAGCATAACCCCCACCATTGTTGATTAATATACCAGTTGACTTCAAATGCATTCTACCATGAACTGTGTTTCTGTTAGATACCCCAATCGCCATCCCACCAGTTGGATCTTTAACCCTGCGGGTTTCAATGCGCCATGCAATTCTAACATTAAAGCCAAATGCAGTAGCAAACTCTTCCCTGTTATATTGGCGATTTCTTTCTTCGTTATCACCTGTGCTAGAACTGATGTCTACTTCTTGGAATCGTTGTAAAATGTCTTCTATAGAGCCTTCGACTGAGTTAATGTCAATATCTGATTTACGCTCTGTAAGATAGTGCCTAGTAGACAAAACTACCTTGCGCTCTGTAGTCGTTAAGGTATCATATGACACAATGTCTCCCGGCTGTACTTTACTCGATAGCAATGTACCCTTCAGTTTCTTATTACCCTCTGCTTTCTTTGCCATAGAAAGTAACCTACGACCAATCATTTTAGCACTGGCTTTAGTTACGGCTGTAGGGGCATAAATGCCACCGGGTATTTCGTTCACAGTGTCCTTTTGAGGACCAAAGTCGTCAACCTGTACTACATTTTGGTCATTATTAGCACGGACTTTTCCCCGAACTACTACCCGGTTGAGTGTACTTTTCCCCACCGATTCTACATCGCCTTCACTAACCATTGTGTTAGTAATGCGATGCTCACGACCATGTTTACGCTGGTGAGAGTAGTGTATGTTGCCAAACTGATCTGTGCTGGAATTGTAGCCGTCGTGTTTGGCTAAAAAGCGCATTGCGCTGATACCGTCTACTCCGTAAAAGTCCTGTGCTACGAATGTGCCACTTGGGTTTTTAATAGTCAGCCCGTTGATTGAACTAGTACTGGCCTTTGCTATACGACTGACTAAATCTGTGGTCCTTAGACCGACATTTATTTTTTGACCTATGCGTACTGTTTTGTCTGTAAAGCCTATTTGCTTTAATTCTCTACCTTTTAAATTGTTTAGCCTATATCGACTACCTTTAGCACTATGCTCTATAGACGCAGGGACTAAGGCTTGGTCAGGATTATCTGCACCTATAATCAAAGGAGGAAGACTAAGGTTAGCGCTTAAGGTCGGTTTATTAACTTTATCTTGTCCTAAAAATATGTTACCTGTATATCTATGTCCGTCACTAATGTTATGGCTTAGCCTAATGGTATCTTCTTCTTCGATTAAAGAATACTTTCGATCGTGAGTAGGCATAAAATCACTAGATGTCGGTACTTTCACTAAAAACCCACTTTGTTGTTTAGTGTATTCTCCGTGACGGACACCATTATCTACGAACTTAGGCTTGCGCACGACTTTCATAATTGCATTCTGCACTGCGTCAGCACGACCAGTTGCAAGATTCTTACCTAGTGCCATGTTCACTCCCCGCTATGGTCTCCTGTATTATAAGTTGCATCACCATCGCTACCCTTTGGATGTAGGGTCTGACTGTGCCTCGGCTGTACAGTGAAATCGCCTTCTTCATCATCAGGAGACTTGCGACTTGCATCTGCTCTAAAGTGCTCAAGTGTGTTCTCAGACATGACTACTCTTGCTACTGGAGATCGGATGTCAGTCTTGTCATATCCTGTTACATCGACACCCTCAATCTTAGGCCCCTGACTTGTAGGTACTGTTGTACTAGAAGTAGGTGTAATTGAGTAAACTGGCGCATATGGTGGGCTACTCGGAGTCCCTGTCAGTGCACCCGGAGCATCGCTTGTGAATAGGCCATATTTACCGCCACTTGTCGCTCTATAGAAGTTAGAGCCAACTTGGTCAGCACTAGTTTTCATTACAGGTGCTGGTCTAAAGAACTGAACATGTTTACTGTCTAATACCTGTACTGGGCGGTACAGGAATTCGATAGTGGAATCTGTAAAGTTAGTATTTTGAATGATTGGGTCGTGGTTAGCATCTTGGTACGGATTAGATGTAGAAGATACACCAGTTTGACCCCAGCCTTTGACATCTAATACGCCTGAATACCTACTCCATTCCATGATGTAAGTTCCACCAAGCGGCCAATAAGCGTGAGCGTTGGAGAATCTTGTAATTCCCGCAACCGGATTAGTACTGAAGTTTAGAGCGGTCAAATCGAAGTTACCTAAAGTACGACTTGCGCCTGTCATGGCCCCTCGTAAGTTTGTCCTCTGCCCTACTTCTCTGTCAGTGTGTAGGCTGGCTGCTTCAGTAGACATGATGACATATTCTCTGCTAACACCATCGTTTAGTTCAGCAATAGTGTCCACATCTAGTCCCATTCTCATATCATCTCTAGCAACTGGGTCAACTAGCCTTGTATCAGCGGTTACGGTCTCTACACCTTCACCTACAGAAGCACTAGGTTTGAGCAAACCATCTTCGTCTGCCAAGTCTAACCTAGCGCTTATTCCTCTCTCTATTTCACCCGACTGTAAAGTTAAGTTACTAGGCCTCACTAGTCCTTGACCAAAGGCTGGCTCTGCTGTGCTATGAGACAGCACTAACCCAGTAGCATCGTGCGTTTCGCTGACATCCATGAGCATGCTTTCGTTAAACACAGTAGGCCAGCGCACTCCTCTGCCATCACCTCTGTCTCCGACTCTAAGTGCACTAGCAGGGTTAAACCAATCAGCCACGCCCATGTTGCTAGCGTCATTGTTAGCGGTATTAGCGTTGCCACTGTAACGGTCATTGCCATCTCCACCAAACAAAGCACCGGCAGCAGGCCTATGAGCAACATTAGTGTCCGCATATGCATCTTCAGGATCCCAAGAAGGTCTAATTCCAAACCCTCTAACTGGGAACCTGCGTACATCTTCTCCACGAGTATTGCCCCACCAATCTACCATGTAATATCTGTGCGCATCGGCTAATTCGGATATACCCTTACCAGCATTATCGCCCGGATATTCTCTTCTAACTGTAGATGCGTTCCTAATTGTCCTTACTGCACAGCCGAATGGCTCTGACATTCTACGACCATCACTGTATCGCACTTGACGACCAATTTGGTCTTGGTTTAGAAGTGCACTAACCTGAGTCAGTCTTTCTAAAATACCAATGTAAGTATCACTTATTGATGAATCACTTATCGTCCCTGTGTCTGTCCCTACATAGTCCCAGCCACCGGCTTTATCATCTTGCTGTACAAGAGGACCATTGTAATAACCAAGCAAAGCATTAGCGTTGGCAACTTCTAACCAACCTCTAACATAGTTAGCCCAGCGTGGCCTATTGTAAGCCTGCCTTAATCCAAATCTAAACCCAAAGCAATTGTTGCGAGCATAAGCAGAAGCAGATGTCAATTGTGCGTATGTCCTAGTCCTAACTCCAGTATTGTCATCAAACCCACCACAATCCATTCCATGAGTTTCACCACCCCATCCAATCAGTGCATCTCCGTAGGCTTCTAGGCGACTTATTGCCCCGCCTCCATGAGAGCCTCCGGGCCAAAAGCCTGCAAAGTTATACTTCTCTGAACTATCTGTACCACCTTGGTGAGACAAGTTGCCATCACTATCGATCTGTGCCGCTGTGTAAATTGTACCGTCTGCTGATAGGCCAGCACTGCCCGGTGGACTCAGCCATTTCATCGCTAGTCCAAATGGCCCCTTGCTTGCAACATAATTGAAATCATGATAATGTATAGTCTCAAAGTGCTCAGGTATATGGTTGTAAGGTTTCTTATCAACAGGCGTATCTGCTACTCCAGTCTTGTCATAGAAGTTGCGAGTTCCACCTGTAGCGGTGTCGCTGTACCAAGTAAACGGTCTACCTAGATTAGGGTGCCACATACATAGGTAAGCGTCGGGTAGATGTAGTGAATTTGTGTCAGCAGTTCCGTTTGCTATAGATGTGTAGATGCTTTCTTCTCCTACCTTCCTCCTTTGAGGTAGTAGTCTTGTCATTATACTACTCTTAGTATCTAAGAACACAGAATCAGATGCATATGTATCATAAGGTCTAGTTAATTTCAGCACTGTGTCAGCAGCAATGTTAGCCCAAAACTCTGCGCTACCACTTACGCTTGAAAATATAGTAGATACCCCTAATGTAGCATGAGCAAGTGTCCCAGTCCTATTACCATAGGTTGCAGTATAGCGTTTACCGCTTTTAGTGTACTCTAACTTTTCCCCGTAATATGGGGCTACAGGGAATAAGTCGTTATTATCGACTGTGATTGTAGAGCCGCTGCTATCAGTTGCAAGTACAACACAGGTAGGGTTTAGACTTCTATTGCGCCTGTGCGCCTCATAAATATCCATAAAGGAAGTAGGGTAGCCAGCGATAGTCAATTGGGCACCTACGCAGCCGTAAGACATTCTACAGAATTCGTAATAATTGTCAGGCTTGTGCCACTCTAAATGTCTAAACTTCTGAGCAGCAGAATCCCCAGCACCATCTTTGTGCAATATCCCCCACCAAGGTATTGTGACTGTATATCCCGGCGTTGCACTAGAGAACATACCCGGCTTGTAAGGTAGACTTCTACGACTCAGTGAAGGAGAACTAGACTCTTGTACACCAAGTGGGTTATAGAGGCCGAGTGCAGGCATGTTGGCGAAGTGGCTACCGGAATCAGGCTCAATATCAAGAATGACCTCATTGATAATTATTTCACAACCCCTAACATCAGCCATTATAGCCTCTGCTAATATGAGTGTATGTGCACCATTTGTACTGATGTCTTGCTCGATAGCAATGACAGTGTTGACCTGTTGCCCAGTCAACTCCACTACTTTGTCTCCACTTTCAGATGGCGCTTTGTTTTCAGTACCGTGGTTAAGATGGAAACCTTTGATTTGTTGTGCAAATACATTCGGTTGTATTACAATTTGGTATGCGCCCACTTCCATTGGATCGGGGAAGTGATTGTTGAGAGTATATGTTCCAGCAGCCTCTAGTACCAACTCGTGACCACCGGCTGCATTCTTACTACCTGCATCACCAACGGATGCAGCGACACCATATCCTTCGTACTTGATTTTAGTTTCAGTCAATAGAGTGAAACCTCCACCGTGGATGTCAGAAGGAGCGAATGCAGCAGTTGGGCCGGAGAAGTAAATGTAAGGGTCTCGACCCGGCTCATGCGTAGTCGAAGTAGCGGTTGTGCTCGTTCTAGTCCCTTCATTAGTACCAATCAGACTATTGATAGCAGGTGCATTGTTAGAAGTTCTACAACTTTGGTTTAACTCGTACAGGCGCTGATATGCTGGATGAGCATAATGGCCCGGCATCAATGCCATTGTTGGGTTAACATAGTGGTGACCCATACGAGGTATAGGCATAGGTGTCATCTTAGGGCTTGAAGTCCCTGCAAGATGTATGTAAGGAATCGATGGGTTTGTGAAACTACCGCTACTTGCAGGCAGTTTGTCATATATTTCAAACCAATCTGTAATCTTCATATCAGGGCTAGCACCACTATATTCACTGTGGTCACGCAACCTTCTCGATGCGTATATACGAGTACTACCTGCTGGCATGTAATAACTAGGTGTTATGTTGACTTGGTGGAAAGAATTTTCTTGTATAAATGTTTCAAAATCAGGACCGTACACTACACCTGTAAACTTTTTGGCACTGCTACTGTTATCTATACCCGTGTATGAAACAATTACTCCTTTACCAGTTTCTTGATTGTATAGTCTCAAAAAGTATCTACCCCCACTAAGTTCACTAGGGTCCGTATAGACAGAAGAACTTATGTCTTCAGGTGATTGTGTTATCAAGTTGGTTCCATCTACACTAAGGTATGTTCGCTCTTGTGACTCACCATACCTGTAAGTCATACTTGTGCTCATCTTGGTTACATGGAAATAAAGGCTGCGATCGTGTGGCTCGTAAGCCGTGGTAAGTGGTTTATGACCAGTATAATCTTCCCAACCCTCTGATGTTGATGCCGGGAAACCTAATCGATGCCTGTGCTTAGTAGTTGAAACATCTGTTCTATCTTGACTTAGATGCTCCCAACCATTATTTTCCCATGTAGGCCATAATCTAGGACCGGGACTTTGATTATCAAACAGGTTTCTGACAAAGCCACCCTCTTCTCCTTGAGCAGGGTGCTGCAAACCACCTGAACCAAATGTTTCATTCTGATACGCTTGTATTCTATCAAAGCCGGGCCTTATTATGATATTGCCCGGTATTTCATCAGGATTAGGTAAACGGATTTTCATATTAGGTGAAATACCAGTACCTGCTAAGGCAGGTGCTAAACCTTCTATCTCCCTGTCACTTACATGTCTGAAGTCCATGATGACAGTACCTAATGGCGAACCGCCTTCTAAGCGATGTTCCTGCCCAGTATCATCTACCACCATCATGCTTTGGAATTGCAATTCTTCATTTGGTATCATTAGTGCGTTTCTTATCTTCTTAGGGTGCTGTTCTGCCAACTGAGGGTGGGCTAATTCTTGAGCCTGTATAACTGGGAACATAGCAGAATTAGTAGATTCAAAACTAAATCTAACATTACCAAGTATTTTCTCGCCAACTAACTCATATCTCTCTTCCCCTACTTTTCGCTGAACCCAAGGTATAGCCCCAAGGCCTCTAGCATTGGCCGCTGGCATAGTTAGGCTACCACCATCCATACGCTTCCAAACAACATGCTCTGCACTAAAGTTACGAGCAGCAGATCGCTTATCGTAATATCCAAACAAACCGGGATGAGGCATAGCAGTAGTAGCAGCGCCCGGATTAAGATAATCCAACAAACCACTATTACCAATACACTCTACACCGTAAGTTGCGAAATCTTCGTGGAAGTTAGAACCTTTGACTATGCTTTCATCCCAATACAAATCACCAGTCGGATGCAAACATGAATTGAGTTGTACCATTTTGCCGGATGCTATTGTAGCATGCCATTTGTTATCAGCGGGCACTGCATTTGTTGCAGGGTAATCACTTGCGTCAAATGGTCTTACGAAATCGCTGTGTACCTGTGCTTCTACACGAGGACCAGCGTTAGCGTAAGCCACATATCTTGATTTATTGTGAACTTTATCAGTGTCCCACTGGGTTGTACCAGCATGTAATATGTTGCCGTTTTCTTTAGCCATCAACCAATCACCTGAACAGAGAATACCGTCCCTGTCGGCCTTTGCAATTAATGGTAATTCACTTTCATTAGTAATAGCAATCAAGTGCCTTGATGATAAGCCATTTACACAGTAATCAGAGAATGTTGCAGTAGCAGTATCTCCTGTACCGACAGGCGCTGACGCTGCTAAGCAGGTCTCTGCTGCCCCGTATGGATTGAAGCCAAGGAATGGGTGCCAAGCACCTAAGCCAGCGGGATAAACGCCTGAACCAACTTGAGTACCTGTATACGAATTCATGTAAGAATAGGCTTCTCCAGCCCATCCTACTGCACCAATAGGCTTAGTTCGATCTACTGCATCGATTAAACCGTTATAGTGTACTTGTGTCATGTGGTCACGATCAGTTACACCACTGTCGTTATTATGACGATGAGTACCTGCCTTAGTCCAAACATATACTTTGAAACTGTTAGTTACAGCAACATGCCTATTATTTGTAGGGTCAATGACATTTGAAGAGGCATCAAGGACTAGTTCTAACCTAGCATCATTTGAAGAGCCACCTTGTTGAATAACAACTACCTCGCCACTGTTATAACCTGAACCGGAAGCGGTTATTGTCGCACCTGTAACTTGACCTGAGCCATTTACACTTGTTATTTGTATAGTTAACCCAGTACCTGAACCACCAGTCGTAGCCAAACCGGATGCTGCAGAATAGCCACTAGTTCCACTAGTTCCTCCTTGGACTGTTACACTCTTTGGTGTGGTCGCAGCCGGACCTTTACCAAGTGTAAAGGTAGTATTAGGAGCACTAACAGAATAACCAACATAAGGTGCGTAACCGGAAGTTGTACCATCACTTACTCTTAACCAACCATAAGGTGGTAATGTCGTAGAAGTACTAGTTGCCACTAATGACGCAGCAGTTGCACTGGCTGGGTCGAGGCCGTTCTGAGCAGTGTAAGATGCTACGGCTAATTCTACCCAACCGTATCTGTCTTGCTTGTGAGCGTTCTGCATAGACGGTAAAAATGTACCACCTATTGCTTTGAGCGGGTCTTTACCGGGGAATGTGTTGATAGATGCACTGATAACTGCCCCTAACTCCTCTGCGTTCTGTACACGAGTAGCGTCTATCAGTACAACATTTTCGTCACTTACTTGGTCTTCAGGATCGCCATCAGTATCATATTTAGCCAAATATGCTTTAGCCAAAAGTCCACAAGGCCTGAATGCAGATACATTGTGTTTATTAGCGCTACCTGTGGCTAACCTACCATTCTCTACTGGGTGCTTTGGATTGATATTGACATGATTATCAAGGAAGTGCCCACCGGGATGATAGCCTCCATCCATGTGCCAAATTGCAAACGCCTTTTTACTTGCGGGATATGTTGCACTCTCTAATGCACCACCAGCCAAGTTAGTAAATACATGGTTAAATGGATGTGCCGTAGGAGGCAGAGTTAAACTACCTATAGTAAAGTCAGAACCTTCGTAATAAAATGCTTTGTTGTACCCTTGCGCAAATGAATCACCACTACTAGTATGAGCAGCGACACTTGGGAATCCCTTTGTTGGTTCCCAATTCATATCGTAATTGAATGCACTTAGTCTATTCTTTTGAAAGAAACTGGTCCTTGGTAAGTGAGCAGATGCAGCCAAAGTTCTATTGAAACCACTAACAAAATCGTCACCGTTGGTTAATTGATTAGGTAAGAATGACGGGGAGGTACTTGTTGTATAAATTGGGACAGCGCTGTAGCCATTACCTGTAGTCACTATATTCGACCCTTGGGGTTCAAAGGTAGCACTGTTGTGAGGGAAGGCTTGGCCGGGACCAAACACCATGTAGATAGTTTGGTCAGCAGTGTTTCCAGCAGCGCTATACCTAGCGTGAGGATGACCAAATCGAAGTATAATTGGACTCGGTATGTTTGTTGATACTGTATTTGTACCATCTGTATATGTTGTACCAGTAGCGTGATTGTTTGCACCCTTAGCCATATCGAAAGGTAAAATACCATCTTGGTTAAACATAGGCGGGTTATTTTTACCCCTGTGGTTATCCAAATAAGGTGTACCGGGGAACATAGCCAGCATTGCATTCGTATCAAGAAGTGCGTAAGCGCCAGCAACTTCGCCTATGTTTTGTAGACCAGCAGATCCGGTTGGCCCACCTGCGTAAGGATGTGTATAGAAATCACCGTAATCGTTTTGAGTACCGTCGTTAACATCCATAACTACACCACTGAACCCACCACCGAAGTAAAGTGGCACCCAGTGGTCAGGGCTGTCTCTGCCTCCTCTAAAGTAGAGGAAAGGGCTGGACATCTTGCTTCCAGCCCTACGAATACCATCTGTTTTCATGCCATTCTTGACATCGCCATTGCGCATGAGGACTTCATCATCACTGTCATGGCAGAAAGAAGCAAAGTTAGTACTAACACCTGTAGCCGCTCCGTAAGTAAGTTTGGTTTCAACTGCTGTTCCGGGCGTACTGGCAACCTCTGCGTATTCTTCTGAACCCCACCAAATTGTAAACCGCTCGCCCCAAGCCTGTGCATGGTCTGAACCCGGTACACATATTGAATACAAGTAAGTGTTACTTGCGGTTGTTATTAGAGTACCATCATCAGTGGTTTTCAAAATCATAGGGCTGTCTACCTTTGGTATAATGTGGTCGCCCGCTACGCCTGTGTAGTTATCTCCACGAAGGTTTCTTTGCCATATCGATATATCAACAGGGTTATTCTGATTATCAACTAGAATGGGAGTAGCAGTGTTTGCATTAGTACCCTTGTAACGAGTAGTAATGTGTAAAAGAGTTTCAGGAATATAACCTACATCTAGGCGTACACCCGCATCTCTTTCAGCATCGCTTAATCCACCAGTGTGTTTACTTGATACTACAGCGTCACTACTTGCACCTTCGACCAATCCCCAATCCTTACTTCTTGAAACTTCAAACAACTTACTAAGAGGTACCTTGTTTTTACTACTGGCCTTAACTCGTATAGCAGTAGGGCTAACTCCCCATTCGCCTAATGTTTTACCATCAGGTGCAAACATACCTGTGCAATCGAAACTTGTTGCTGATATGCTGTCGTCACTAGGGTCAGGCATTGTCATAGCGAACTCAACTGCCGCTGCAATCACTTCGTCAGTGAGTACGCTTGTGAAGTTGATTCTTGGACTAATTAACATACCTTCGTTAGTAGTTAGTGCACGACCACCTGTGCAACCATAGAAGTAGTGCTTGTTAGATGCACCAGTATCACCATCGTGGTCGTAATGAGATCGGCTGGTGTAATGAATAGTAATCCCTTGGTCACCACTAGTGCCTGCATCATCTGTCAATTGCAATACGCCCGACTCAGGGAATCCGAGATAACCTAGTACATCAGGGTGGGTTAGCGTGTCTCCTGTACTGTAAGGCGCAGTGAAAGTTACATCCATAGTTACTCCGGTATCAGTGGCCTTGTTACCAGTTACATGTATTCCTACAGCAGGTGAAGGGTAGTTATTCCAAAGGTTACCTTTGTATGGCTCAGCAGTACCTCCACTCTTTTCGCCACATACTTCACCTGTGCCAACCATATGCTTACCAATTGTGAATCCACCTTGCGCTACATCTCTGTCATCAAAGTGAATAATGACTTCCTCATCAATTGTAGGGGGAGCCATTGTCAAATCGTTTGCAAACGACTTACCATACTGCTTGTAAACCATTCTTACTGTATGGCTGTCACCACGATGATCGACTAACTTAATTCCATAGAGGTTACCATCACCTATGTTAGATGGCTTCATATCTGCTTCAGGGATGTAGCCTGTTTTATTGCTATCAGAATATGCTGTGCCGCCTAGCGTAGCAGTAGCAGCATTAGATGCATTACCATAAATTGCTTCAAATTTAGAGTCTCCATCTCTACCTATACCCCACTTACCAGCATTAGGTGCCCAGCCCGGTATTCCAGCCTGAGTCATGCCACCAAAGTTAATTCGTGCCTTTGCAGAGGTACCAGTCCTCAAACCATCGACTAATGTAGAAGATGGACTTTTTGTTTCAAACGACTCATCGATTACGGTGTTACTGTTTCTACCCGATGCGCTTTCTCTAAATGCATCTGTTTTCTGAGTAGAACTTGCAACGGTTTCAGGCCCAAGGCTTAGATTGTTTTCAAACGAATCTAGTGTTTCTTCAGGAGGCAAGAACTCTTTGAGAGTAGTGATTGGAGCAAATGGTCTACCAAATCGATTGATTGGCATAGGAGCAGGGTGCATGTTCTCCCCAGTCATTTCGTCAGGTTGACACCAATAGTTACGGAATCTTCCGCCATGACCAATAAGATACTGAGGACGATAAGGAGTCTGTGCACGACTACTATCTAACCAAGTACAGAAGTTACGACCTTCAGCACCCGGTACAGTAGAATGTATTACTATTGAATAGCCTGAATTTCCATCAGAGTCTTGCACAACTCTACCGAGGTGAGCACGAACATACCCCATGTGCGTACCTCTATCATGACTAGAGAAAGATTTCTCAACATCCCAAAACGGTGCAGGATCGTGAGTTGAGCCAGTACTAGCACCAAGATGAGGGTCATCTGATTCTTTTGTGTAAGTTCTGCCGTTCTTAGCACCGGCCTGATTGATTAAGCGGACAACTTCACGGGCGGCTGACTCTATGTTAGTAACACCATCTCTAAGTGCTACTTCTCCAAAGTCCACGGTTAACCTTCTTACGAAGTCCATCTTTGTCCAGTGGTCTAAATGCCGTAGTCGGGTTTCTTCATGGCTTATTAAATCAAGTGTATCGTTTCTAATTCCCTTCAGTGCAAGGAATGCAGGTATAGCACGAGTACCGTCAGGAGTATCAAAGAAAGTAGACGCTTCTCTTGAATCCTTGTCGATTTGCTGATGAAGTAATAGCGAATCTGCAGAGTTGATTACTGCGTCATTGGTTCTAGGCATGCCGTTATTAGTGGTATAACTAGAACCTACATCAGGAGAATGCGGCGACAAAATAGTACCAGTACTAGCATTCCATGTGCTTTTGTGCGAATAGGCCGCTTCCATAAACTGAGACTGTGCAGATACTGCAAGGTATTTGCTTTGGCTTGGGAAACCTGATGCTACATCTAGCGATGAGCCTGAATTTGCATCGCTATGCAGAATAGCGCCTGCTGTTGTAGTAGGGGCCGCACCTATCTTGATGGCATCTGCACTGCTTTGTACTTGCATCCACAAGTCTTGGAATGCAATAAACTCACGGTCATGCGCTACATCGTATAGCAACACACGAGAATGTTCATCAGATGACTGGTACGGATCTAGATATGCAACAGTAGGTGCTAAAGTTGCTGATAAACCAAGGGCTTCGTAATTCAATTCAATAGTTTTGTTAACATGTTGCACGAAGTTTTTGGCAGTTTCAGTACAGGTATTACCTATCAAGAAGTTTTCCAAAGGTGTACTGCTTCTTGGGTTTGCATTCATCGCCCCTTCTCCACCATTAAACCCAGTCCAAACTTGACCTTCATTGAGCGTACCTCTACTCTTAGCGAATAAACCTTCTATTGAATGAGGGTTAGTGTAGTGCATGTTCATCCAAACAGTGTCACCGTCACGCAAACCACCCGGAGCATAAGGGTTGGCCCAGTTCTTATTTAGGAAAACGCCTTCTTTTACTTCAGGGTAAATTGTACTAGGGCTTGCATGCATATCAACAAGCGTTACCTCATCACCTGCTGACGGTGTGAAGCCGGAGTCTCTCTGCGATAGTGCGAATATAGTACCTGCTCTTGCTTCGTAGTGCGCATATGTAAGGGTACCACTTGCATTTCTCCAAGCCAGCCTGTAGCGATAACCAGCATACCCATTTACTCCTTCTCTGTTTTCAGGAAAAGCGCTTCCATCTTTTAAGTATAATATGTTTAGACCTGTATTCAAAGATTCTACTATTCCTTTAGCCCTGCCACTTTGGATTCTGTCAAGGTGAGGGTTAACACGAGGCCCTGCTCTGAACTCAACTGCGCTGACATACTGCTTCATACCATAGTCAACATTGCCACCTTGAGTCATCACATTGGAACGGTCATAATAGAAAGATCGACGACCTTCATATCCAGCACTCTTGAGTAAGGGGTTGTCTGCAATAGAGGTGTAGTTCATATCTTGGTAGCCCGGACCCGGAGTGAGTTGTACGCCGACTGCAAACTCCTTGACAAAGTTCTTGCTCATTGCCCAGTTACCACCAGCAGTTGCTGCTGCGGCTGCTGTGATTGTGTTATTACCTTCATGTCTAGCAGTATACAGTACCCATTCTCCGCTCGGCAAGAATGCTCTACGATACCTTGCGCTACCGTCAACACCGGCAACGGTGACAGGGGCAGCATCAGGTATAGGGAATATGCTTGCATCTTCTACGGAAATTGTAGCACCAGTGAAAGGCTTAGTAATCTTAGTACCCGACCTGTGGCTATTGCTAGATATGCTGTAAGAAAATGCCCCAAATACTTCAGGGTCTTGAGGGGCTATCTCTTCGTGTCTTCTACCGACAGGGTTTGGTGCCCAGTTGCTTGCAGTGTGAGTAGCATCAACATGTATCTTCATGCTGTTGTCAGGTCCAACAAATATACCTCTATCTTCATTACTAAAGAACTGGTTATCAAACAAAGGAATCTCTACCATAGCACGAGTGCTTGCGTACTGTGTACCCAATTGATAATCGTGCTGTACAGTATCAAGTGTTTGGAATAATCTGTCGTTGATTGTAGTACCATCGTTGCACATCGATTCTTCAAGGAACTTGTCATCGACATGTATGTTACCACCAACTATGTTTGCGGCTCCAACTTCACTAACCCATTCAGAAAAAGTATCTGCTTCGCTTCCATCTGCTAGTAAAAACTTACCAGTACCTCGATGAGAACCTGATGCAAAGTTGAATACAGTACCCGTCTTTGAACTGTATTCTGCTGAAGCAAAACTAATCCCTTCATTTACATCTGTTCTCGCCAGTTCAATATATATTCTGCCAACTTTAGGGAAGCAATATGTGCCCCAAGAACCTAAGTCAGTTGCGTTGTTTTTAAGAGGAACGACTGTAATTGTCCTTGCACTTACATCATACTCAGTTCCGTTCGTAACACAGTCACGCCTAGTACTCCAAGCCATTCTAGCAGTAGGACTTGGATCCCATGTTTCCTTAGTATTGATTGCACCTTGGCCGGGACCACC